TTTTTCTGTCATCGTTTTGCACCCCACGTGCGTTTCAATTTGTGACATCTTCTTTCGAAGACTATCAATTTCACTTTTAACTTCTAACAATGATAAGTCATTAGGATCAGGATTAACCTGGGCCTTCATGTAATCTAAACTTTTCATCATTACTGCTGTCATACTTGCTCCTGGATTAATTGGGTTTCCAGTAAGTGCGACATTTAGAAGATTTAGGTCATCAAGTAATCGGATGGTTTCGCCATCTTTCTCAATGAATGATATTTTAGTTGGAACATAAGCAATGCTGAAAGCATCATAATAACCGTCCTCAATGTTACCCCATACCTCGTCCATGGTCATGGTGATGTTTCCTTTCTCGTCAAACTTTTTCCAGTTGTCGTTTAATTTCCACGAAATCTTAAGGCCCTTTGCATCTCGTTCTCTGTCTCCTGGCTTTCCTAGTGGAATTCGAGTTTTATTGTATTCAGAATCTGTCGGTGTATCTCCTCTCATGGTTTCATGCTCGAAGTCAAGTTTAATCACTCTCATTCCGAACTGTGCTTCCATGCTGTCCATACACGACTGAGTCACAATGTCATTAACTAAATCAAGATCGTCTGTACTGATATATCCTTCAACCCATCTCTCCTTTCCTTTAGCTCCATTTACGGATTTATAACTTAGATTGTTTACATAGAATACGAATTTGTTATCTTTATCTTTAGTCATTGTATACCTTCTGTGGAGTTTCTTATTTAAAGTTTTTTAGGGTTGACCATTACTTAACGCTTACATAATAGACAACTCACTCTTCTTCTTCAGTGTCAATCTTAAATATAAAACTGCTTCTGCAGTTGACATGTGCTGGTGGAACTGGACCTCTCCATTCGCCTTTTGGATCAACAAAGTCTTCATCGATTCCTACTTCTTGGCCATCCAACCTCTTACATAATGGACTCGTTCTTGAATCTAAATGCGCCGAGTACACTTTTGTTCCTTTAACTCCGCTCTTCTGATACCCTTGAAGTCTTCCGAAGTTTGCGGCTCGGTTAGATTCAGTTCTTGCAATCATTTCAGCTCTGTTGTCTCCAACATCGAACACTTTGGTGATTTGCTTTTTCATGTCTGCAGTTGACGTGCCGTCCATGAAACCTCTTTGGAGAACTTGTCTTAAGTTTTGCGCAATGTCATCATTCATTCCTTTGATGTTATCGAATGTGTATTTGCTTATGTAATCAATAGCATTTGGGTCTGGAGTAATGTTTCGGTTAAGTTGTTTCTCTGCCTGTTCCCATCCATCCATGTAATTGTTCTTAATCACCGCATCAGTAATCTTCTTTAATGTGGCTACGCTGAAAAGTGTTTTAATCTTTGCGATAATTCCTGCCATGTCCTTGACTTGGCCCAATGTATCAACTCTTTTCTCCTGTTCAACTATTTCTTTAATTGAATTCTCGTGAGTTTTGTTTACATATTGTATTGCTCTCTCAAGAAATGCATAACCAGTTGGTCTTTCACCTTCCTTCATAATCAGGGGACTACTCGTTGGCTGGGCTTTTTTTTTTGGTTGCTTCTTACCCTCTGCATCAGTGTCTTCCTCCTCTGCATCAGGATCCTCAGTTGGCTTTTCTGGTGGTCCTCTCAGTGACTTTTTTCGCACACTTTCTTGTCCTTCTTTAGGATTCATTGCGGCATCTTCTCGGTCACTGTTTGAAGTCTCCTTTTTGGGATTCTCCGGGGTTATCTTTTCGCCATCGTTACTAAAGTTAAAACTGTTAGTGGGTTTGTTTCCTGGTGTTGGAGGTTCGTCTCCACCTTCTACTGGTTCAAGACCTTCGTCTTTCCTTACTTCATTAACAGTTCTGAATACTTCAGTTTGTATCTTGTAAAGTTCAGCTTTAGATTTTTCTTCATCTACATCGAATACTTTGAAAACAAATTTATACTTTGGTCTGGTGATTGTTGCACCTGCCTTAGTCTTGATTGTTCCCATGTAACCGAACTCACTAACAATGTTTAAGTTGTATCTTGACTCTAAGTTACGAAGAATTGGATTAATTGCCTTCTTCTTGAATACTTTTGATTGTACTATTTGGTTTGCGGCTCCTGCTGCATCCTCAGTGTATCCTAGTTCTGTTGGAGTCACTCCAAAAGAAGCCCACACCATTTTAGTGTACCATTTCTGCTTCTCAATAACCTGCATTTCACTTGCAGAGAACTCTATTCTAGTAAAACTTGGGATTTTGTTCACAATTGGAACTTTGTTCATCATCTTCTTCCAACTACCAAACTCGTCTTTAGTCCTTTGAGTCTCAAACCATTGCTCCTTGAAAGCTTCAAGCTCCTCAGCATCTGATTCTTCAAGACCAATTATACCTTTTGGGACATTGTTGTCATTGTAGTATTCTAGGTCCGACTCAATCATGTATAGAAGCATTTGCAAACTTTTCGCCAAAACTTGCACTGGACTGAAACCGTAATGATCATCAGTTCTCTTCATTCCCTCAATCCAAATAATTTCATTCTTTCCATACGGTACAGGCATTGGTCCTGCTATCCATCCATATTGGAAGTATGCTGCAGTCTCTCTTGCGTTTGTCTGAGTAATATGAGTAAATGGGTTTAATAATCCCTTATCTGTGCCATCCGGAACTATCACGCTTGGAAGGATAACTTCTTCTCTGTACGTGTACATTCCATGAATGTCAGGGTTCTTTGTGAATGTTGCGCCATCTCTTGCAACAACTTCAACCAACTCTTCTTTCATATTGTAAATCTTATTTAGAACTCCGCTATTAACTTCCAGCAAATCTCTCACCGGCATTTTAATAAACACTTCTTCGAATGATTCTTTGTTAGTGTTTGGGTTAAAAAAGAAGTTTCTTATGTTTTCAATTTCTGCTTCGTCTGATTGTTCTTCCATTCCATCAGCTGGTACAATGTCCCACTCAATTGCTGAAATCTCATCAATGATTGTTTTAACGCACATGTCAACGTATGGGGTAGTTGCTAGATACCTGATGTATGGCATATTGGCGAATCGAGGATAACCGTAAGGTGGTTTATATAGAAATTTTGGTATGTATGATCTGTTTATTCCTTCTCTAGTTTGTTCTGACAAGGAATCCACTTTAATGACTGATTTCTTCGCTATTCCTAGCCAGTTTTTTAGTGATGTCATAAATGGGAATATGGATAAATGTTCAGTATGTTAGAACTAATTGTGGATTTCCTATATAAACTTTTTTATGTTCGCCCATAATTAGCCGAATCCAAAAACTAACCCAGAATTTCCTTTCCATGTGAAATAAACCAACCCATCCCCCCAATCTGGCGACTTCTCTTCAGGATCTAAAACTCGCTTCTTATTTGCGGACGTACGCTCCCATCTCTCTGCCATCAACTGGCCACGTATCTTGTGATTCTCTGGAATATCCATCATGCCTTCTCTGAACAATGCTGCAAGTCTGAAGAAACCTTCAGCTTTCTTGTTTAGAAACTGGTCTTTTTCTCTGGCCTTCTCACCGTAATGACAACCAACCACTTTAATGTTCTTCATGTTCTTTTCTCTTACTACTTCTTTCAATCTACTTAACGGTCCACTTCCTATCCCTATTCTATCAATGTTAAGGTATCCCCTGACTTCTGGTTCGATGAACTCAATTGCAATGTCTATCATCTTTCCAACTACTCGCATCGGTTCTGACTTTGCTTCTGAATAAATTCCGACTACCTGGTATCTGTTGTCATATTCAATTCCCCAGTACATAACTGTCTCATCCAACCCCTTCTCTGCAGGATCACATGCAACTATCTTTCTGAACTTCTTAAGCTTCTCAATCAAACCTTTCTTCATGACTCCGAACTCTCCTGAACTCATCTGCAATCGGTTTTTCTCCAATTCTCGAAGCTTCTTTAGTAAGTTATCAAGTATATCTTGAAAATTGAACTTAGTATTCTCTGCTTGTTTTATCCAATCTAAACTGAATAAACTATCTTCTGACTGCTCTGGAAACTTTGACTCATAAAGAACTGTAAACTCAATAGGTAGCAAGTCTCTCTTTTGTTGGTCTACGAACTTCCTGGTGGTCCTACCTTCTTTGACTGCTTCTTCCCATCCGATGTGCATTACTTCCCATTCAGGATCTAGTGTGTGCTCGTATGCTTTGTTGTCTGTTCGCCATGGATTGTAAAGCTCTATCTCTATTGAGTTCTCTGGATTATCTCCAAGCATACGGCTTGACTTGGTGTATGCCTTTCTGTTAATTAAACATGCCTCATCTCTTATCAGAATATCACAACCGAATCCCATCAGTCTGTCTGCTTCACCTTCACCACTGAAAACTCTGTATTCTGCTCCTGTTGTGAACGTCATTCTTTTCTTTGATGCTTCCTTTCCTATTCTGGCATCACCGGTTGCAGT